GTAGGGTGGGCGGATGCGAGGAGGAGGAGGGGAATGGGTGGGGGCTGGGGGTTCGTGGCTGGTGGCTGGTGGCTGGTGGCTGGTGAGGTCGTGAATCTCACCTAACCAGCCTGGCGGGAGCTCGGGCGAGTCGCTGTTAATAATCCAATATCTGAGGTCGCGGAGGGTGCTATTACATTCGGGGCAGTATCCTGGGGCGTGGCTTTTCCCTGCGGGTTTGTTCTCGTAGTAGTTTTGGCGTAGCAGGCAGATTCTGACGCTGCTTCTGTGAGTGCAGCACGCGCCCAGCCGCCGCGAGTCAACCCGCTACGAGCTGCCAGCGCGTCGATTTGCTCCATGGTTTTTTCGTCCACTGAAGTAGAAATAGACACGGACCCTTTACCTACTCCGTGCCCGGTTTTTTCTTTTCTCATTAGATACTTATAAGGCAGGAAAATTTTCTTTCAATTTTTTTGTTGCATTCTCACGAGAAAACTACGAGAAGCGAGGAAGTGAGGTGAACACCCCACTTGACCACATGAAGATTCTACAAACTCAAATCTCACGAGAAATCCACGAGAAAATCGAACAGATGGCGAAACGCCAAATGATCAGCCGGGCCGCCGTCGTGCGGCAACTACTAGCTAAAGCTGTCGAGAAGGCAAAAGCGGAGGGCCAATTGTGAGCCGCCTATTTTATTGCCGGGCAACTGATCCGTTGCGCGGTCCGTTTGGCGATTATGTGCGGGCGGCGAGCCGGGAGGCTGCGCGGGCTGCGTTTTTTAAAATTTTCGGGTTGCGGCCGCATTCGGTGGAGGTGGACAAATGAACACCCCGGATGCGATTCATTGGATTTCCTGGACTTGGGAGGCGCTCTGTGCTCTCGCTCCTGCTGCGGCGCTGGCGTTGATCGCCTGGAGGATCGGGACATGATCGAGCAACACTATAGCCCTGCGCAACTCGTCAAACTCCTCAGCCTGTCGAGGTCGGCGGTGCAGTCGAGGCTCTATGACGGGACATTCCCGCATGTGCGCCTCGGGGATCGCATTTTAATTCCGGAATCCAGCATCAAGCGGGTGCTCGAGGAAGGCCGGATCGGTGGCTCTGTGTATCTGCGACCCGGCCGCAAGCCGTGGGTTGCGTCGATCACATAACCGCCGCCGTTTTTTGTTTTTATGGAATCCTCCCCTTTGATGAAAGCCGACGCTTTGGAATCTGCCGCGCCTTTTCTTTTTGCGGAGGCGGAAATCGGGGCTGAGAAGCTCGAGGTCACTGGAGAATTTAGCGGTGAGCGGTTGCTTGCCCGGCGCCCGGAGGTTTACCGGGCGATCTGCCGCATGAGCGCCGAGGGGCTGAGTATGTCGGCCATGGCTCGGGCGTTGGGAGTAAGCAGGAACACGGTGGCGGCCGTCCAAGAGCGGGAACAATTTCCTATAGAACAGCAGAAAAAGGAGTTGCTCAAGAATGTGAGGACTGCGGCGCGGCTTTCGGTCGAGCGGGTCGTTGAGTTGGTGCCGACTATCAACAACGCCAAGGACGCGGCCATCGTGGCCGCTGTGATGGTGGACAAACTCCAGCTCCTCAGCGGTGAGGCAACGAGCCGGGTGGAGAAGGTGGAGGTTAACCAGGACAAACTTTCTGAGATGCTGGCCAGCCTGCCGGTGCTCGAGGCTGAGGTGATGCCGGTAACCGGTCCACACGGGAGCGGGTCGGGACAAAAGAGGGCCGACGGATCGGGCGGATTGAACGTATCGGGAAGCGCTGCCGGGCTGGTCTCTGATACCGAATCAGAAGGCTATGGCTACGCAGGAGGGCTACGGGTCGCCACTTTGGGCACCACTTGCGCCGTGGAGCCGGTCGAGGTCGAGGCCGTGGCGGTCGATCAGGAGGGGGGGAGGGGGTCTGGATTTTTGGACACCCCCCCTAAGACACCCACTGATTTGGGTGAGCAGAAAATTTTATGCAAAGGGGTCTCTGCGTCGCAGGAGGCCGCTGAGGAGCTTTCCACTAACTAACCTATGTCTGATCCAAAAAATAAAAAAAACGCGGCGGGGGCCGCTGCTGTGACGCCGCCGCCGATGCCGGTGACTCCGGAGCCTGTGAAGGTGAAGGTGTATCGCCCGACTCCAAACCGCTACCTGATGCAAGTGCAGGTTCCTACGGGCGAGGCGGGCATGATGCGCGTGGCGCTGATGCGTGTGAAGGACAGCCGGTTCTACCGCAATGGCGAGATGATCCCGGCGATGCCTGGGGATCAGGACATCTGGATGCCTCTCAAGCAACGGTTTTCCCCTCAAATTGGCACTTTATGAAAAAAACAACAACATTGTTTCAGTCTGCGGCTGTGAGCGTTGCGCTCTATCGCCGTTTTCTTGAGCAAAAAAAAACGGCCCCGAAAAAATGAAAATAACCACAGAGGACACAGAGGACACGGAGATGGAGTGGCGAGATGCTTCAGTAACGCTTCCTGACGATGGCTATACGGTCATCATCCACACGCTGGATGGTGAGGTTTTTACAGGATTTATTGATGGCGATGTCTGGCGCAATGTTCTTGGGAATCGCATTCACGAGGATGAGGCGGTTTTGCATTGGATGCCGTTGCCGTATCCACCCAAGGAGGCGAAATGAAGACGCGATTGATTGTCATCGACACAGAAACGGGGGGCTTTGACCCCTCAAAGAATGCGCTTCTTAGCGTGGCGGCGGTGGATTCCATGGATAACGAGGCTTTTACTGCGATTATCCGGCCGAATCCTGAGTGGATTTGTGAGCCCGAAGCGCTGGCGAAGAATGGCTTTACTCTTGATTTTCTGGAAAAAAACGGGCGGCCGGAGCGCGATGTGATGCAAGACCTCGCTCTTTGGCTTGGCACGCGCCGGTTCTCGGTGCTGGCTGGCTGCAATGTGGCGTTCGACCGCGACTTCCTGCGGGCGACGTTTGCCAGGCATGAGTTGACTTGGCCGATGGGCAAGATGGTGGACCTGCAAGCGGCTGCGTGGCTGGCCTACGAGGCGGGAGGTCTACACCTGCCGGTGGGTAAGGACGGGCAGCCTCGGCTGAGTCTGGACCATATCGCGGCGGCGCTGGGTTTCTCCCGATCTGGCAAGACGCACAATGCGCTGGAGGACTCGCTTATGACGCTGGCGTGCTTTCACCGGCTAAGGCGGATTGTCGAGATGGCCCCGCTCACTCAGGAGGCCGTGGTGTGAGCAATTTCGACTACGAGCGCGAGCAGACGACTCGCAGACGGGACCACACACTGCAAGCGCTGCACAGCGGCGATGCACGCGTGGGGTTGATCTCCGTGCGCGACAGCCGGGTGTTCTCGGCTGCCTGCGACCGCTGGCTCGAAAGTCGAGGCGTCCGGACGCGCAGCGTTTGGTGGGATTCACAGATTCAGAAAAGAGAGAAAAAAAATCAATGACTACAAAAATAACATCCGCCATTTGGGATGATCCGGATTTCATGGAACTCTCGGATGCGGAAAAACTCTGCATCTTTTGGGTGCTGACAAAAAGCAACCTGCTTGGCTGGATCGAAGCTACTCCGCGCAAACTTGCAAGGGACATGGAAGCACCTTTCAAGGACCTTGAAGGAGCTTGCGACAAACTACCAAGGAGCTTCGTTCTGACAGCAAGAGGCGTCTGGTGCAGGAATTATATTCGTAAACAATTTGGTCACGGACAATCACTTGCTCGTTCTCATATGTCCAAAAGTTTGCGCAAGCAGATTGCTGATGCTCCGGAGGAAATTCAGACACTCATCCTTCAAGAATATCCAGAAATTGAATGCTCCCTACCCTCCTCTCCGAAGGAGCTTGGTAGCTCCTTGGAAGCTACAATAGAAGGAGAAGGAGAAATAGAAAGAGAAATAGAAGGAGAAATTCTTTTACTCGAAACTGAGACTTCAAAACCAGAAACGACGCATCCTGTCCTGACTCGCTTCCGAAACCTCTTCCATCTTCGACCGGAGACACCTCTCGACTCATCCGCCACCCGTGCTTGGCAGAAAAATAAAAAAGCGGCGGCGGCCGTGAGCGAAGACGATTGGCGGTTCCTTGAATGGGCTTACCGCCAAAAAGAAGGCGCAGCCGCTCAGTTCCGCCGCAAGGATTTAGCCACACTGCTGAACAATATCCTCGCCGAAACCCAGCGTGCCCGTGATTGGGCAGGGCGCAGCGGGGTGAGCGTGAGCGGTTCGGCTCCGGCATCCATGGAACCGAAGGGCTGGCAAGACCTTGTGACCTCTGAATTTCCCGAATGCAACCTCTCCACCTGGGCACTTCTCCCCGATTCCATGAAAGCATGGGTTCGTGAAAAACAATCCGCAGCATAAAAACAAAAAAACCAACATGATAATCGAAACACTTCAATTAAAATCCACCGAATCCGGTGAAATCTGCATTGTCACTCGGCACTACGAAGAAGCCAAAAACGACTTTCTGCAATGGCAGGTAGGCGTCTATGAGAGCCGTCCTATCGAAGACCCTATCTATGGTCTTATGACTCATCCGGATGGATCGCCTGTCCTGAGCGAGGACGGGGCGCAGCTCTTTCGCCTCCTCGGACATGAGGTGAATCCTGCCGTGTGCTGCAAGGTATTCCATCTCCTTGGGTTTGGTGCAAATCTTAAAAAAGCCCGCGCTATGGCTGCGGAGAAACTCCCTGCCGTAAAATGAAAAACATCCTTCCCGAAAATCAAATCGCCGAAAAAGCCGTGGTCGGCGCGGCGATCACCGATGGCCGCACGGCGGATAGCGTGCTGGAGGCGCTGTCGCCCGAGCAGTTTGTGCTGCCAGCGCACCAGACGATCATGGGTATCGTCGCCAGCATGCGACAGGCCGCCCGGCCGGTGGACCTCATCCTGGTCACGACTGAGTTGGAGAAGGTAGGCCAGCTTGAGGAGTGTGGCGGCTATGCCGGCGTGACTGAGCTGGTGCAGGAAGTCGCCATCACAATGAATTGGCGGCACTACGCTGCCGAGGTGCTGGATGTGTGGAAACGCCGTGCCATGCGCCAAGCCGCCCTCGCCATGGCCGAGGCGGCAAACGACTATGCACTCACCACAGAGGATGCCCAAGAACGCTGCGAGCAGGCGCTGTATGCCCTCCGCGACCATTCGACAAGGGAAAACCCTGTCTCGCACTGCAAAAACGCCGTGCTGGCCGCTGTGGAGCATATCGAGAAGGTGTATCACAGCCGGGGTGAGACCGTGGGGCTCGAAAGCGGCATCCATGACTTGGACCGCTCGACCGGCGGATTCCTCGGCGGGCAGATGATCGTCATCGCCGCTCGCCCTGCCTGCGGCAAATCGGCGCTTGGCATGCAGATAGCCCTCCACGCGGCCATGCAGAATGCCGTGCCGACGCTGGTCTTTTCGGTAGAAATGCCCAGCTCGGAGCTGATGATTCGAGCGATCTGCTCCGAGGCAGGCTTGGACCTCCAGCGCACACGCGACGGGTTTTTTGACGGCCGAGCCATGGGGAATGTCTCGGGCGCAGCCACCCGACTGGTGCAGAGCAAGCTCTACCTCGACGACACGCCGGGCCTCACTGTGGCGCAATTCCGCAGCCGGGCGCGGCGGGCCAAGTCGCAGCACGGCCTCGGCCTCATCGTGGTCGATTACCTGCAATTCATGCACGGATCCTCCAAGCGGGCAGGCGAGAGCCGGGCGCTGGAAGTCAGCGAGATTTCCAAGGCGCTCAAGACCACGGCCAAGGAGCTCAATATCCCCATCATCGCCCTGGCGCAGCTCAACCGCGACGCCGACGAAGGCTCCAAGCCCAAGCTCTCGAATCTCCGCGAGTCGGGCAGCATCGAGCAAGACGCCGACACCGTGCTCCTCATCCACCGCCTGGACAAAAACAAGAAAAAATCCGACGCCGACGATGAGCCGATGGATCACAACACCTTGCTCATCCTTGCAAAACAAAGAAACGGCCCGACGCCGGAGATAAAAATGAACTTCATCGGCCAGCACACGCTTTTCAAAAATGTGACCGAAAAGGCTTACAGCAACAACCAGAACGAAAGACAGAAGTAACACCATGACCATCAGCCATAAATCTACACGCAACATCACGGAATATCATTTTGATCTTTTCCCAGTCATGCCTGAACCATTGGGGCCATTTCGCACTGCGGACACTATAGGCAAAGTTTTAATTACCTTTGAGAACGGCAAATTTTCTCGATGCGATTTCCCGTTTAAAGGCACCTATAACCGCGAACAATGGTCGATGCTGGCGGAGATCGAGAGCGAGATTCACCGGATCGAGTTAAGTCTTTTACGATGAGCGAATCGGTAAGCCGTGAGTGCCAGTCGGTGTGAACCACGCAAGGATGCCGAGTCTGAACGGAATTTACGCGGAAGGTTCAACATAAACAACCTATCTCTGACAGGTCTCCACTAACCACGGATTCAGAGCCGGGGCGCGACGGACACGCGCATTACAACCCTTAACCCACCTATAAATATGACAATAGTATCTGATTCTGCCATGGCCTGCCCTGCCTGCCACCGCGAGTGGCAAGACCACCCGGGAGCTGCGCATTGTTGCAAGCTCTCTATCGACCTGGCCGCCAACCTCCGCGCCGTCCTCACCTACGCAAAACCACCGGAATACACCCGAGACATCGGCGAGCAGGAGGTTTTCTACGACCTCATGGAAAATGCCAGGCGCTTGATCGTGAAGGCGCGAACTTTTGAAAGCGAATTATGAGTGACGAACAAAAACACGGGGTCATGCTCGGCCAGATCGCCTGCTTGGTTGAGGAGTTCTGCACCGCAGA